ATATTTTTCATTACAAAATACTTTACGTACATTATCTAATCTACTTTCATTAATATCATTAAATTCTAATATATTTTCCAAAATAGTTTGTTTATCGTGATATTTCATTAATTCAAATAAAATTGGAATACTAAAATTACCATTACCGCAACATGGATCTAATATAGATAAATCTGGTCTAGTCCATAATTCAACTGGAATTTTATTAATCATTTCACTTATACAATCAATAGGAGTTGGTTCATCATTGCTTGATTTATAAGTGCTTTTATCATTATTTAAAGTGTCATCATAATATTTTTTTATTTCATCAAAAGTAGATGTGTCAATAGTATTAGTTGATGCAGCTACAGGTACTGCTACTGATGGCATAATAACTATATTTTCATTTAGAGAGCATAATTTAATAAGTTTTTCTTCAACAGATTTATCAATAATTTCCTTTATTTTACTTTCATTAACACAAGGGGTTTTTCTTTTTTGATGCTGTGTATAATTAGATTTATTATTAAACTCTTTACCGCACTTTTCACAACTGATTTTAGGCATTTTTAGGTAGTATAATATATTGTAATATTTTATATTTAAATCAATTTTATTATTATAGTATAAACTTACTGATTAATGTTAAAGATAATTCTCCTTTAATAAAATATGGATGTTAATATTTTATTAAAAGCGCTAGATAATGATGCCAATGAAAATATTATCAATATGTCATATAAAAAAATTCAAGAAATGAAATATAATATGCTCAGCGAATTAGAATTAGAAAAAGATATGTTTAAAGATTATTTGACTAAATTAAAACAGTATCGTTACATGGATGAACTCAATGATCTCAAAATAGGAGCATTTATTCGATGGATACCATTAGCAGATCCAGAAAATATACATTTAACTCAAGGCGGTATCATATGCGATATTAAAATTACAGATAAAGGAATTGCACTAGTATGTAAAAATTTTGCGCATAAACATTACCATTTAAATCCAGATGAATTAATGATATTTCAAAAATTGTCAGGACAAGAGCAGGTGCTTTTGGCAGCTCTAGATTATTTAGAGAAATAAGCGCCGGTGTTTCTTTAAGTAGTTTTCTTATATCTACTTTTCGGGGGGGGGGGGAGGGGGTTATTTACTGATTTGAATAGATCTTTTTCGTCGACATGTAAATTTTCCTCTCTTTAAACCCTTCCTCTTAAATATATTGCGAGTGCAAATTCCAATAGCTTTAGGTTCAGATTTAACGGCTTTGCCCACTTTTTTAATACAACGGCATAATTTTTCAGATAATATTTGTTCAGCTTTATTTTTTAAAGTAGAAGTGTGTTTTGGAATAGGTAAATTGTAATATTTTAAAATAGTTGTATAATCTGTTTTATTTAATTTCATGGATGAAGATGATGACATAATATAATATATGAATATTTTATGCAACAAAAAATCGTGGTATTTGATGTGGATGAAACATTAGGATATTTTTCTAAATTGGGAAAAATATGGAAAATGGTAGAATCCAAAAATCAAAACCAGGATACATTTGATACCTTATTAGATTTATTCCCAGAATTTATAAGACCACATATGCTAACAATTTTAAAGTATCTCAAGGGTAAAAAGGAGGACTTTATTTGTAATAAAGTAATGATTTATACTAATAATCAATCTTCTGTTGAAAAATGGGTACAATATATAAAAACTTATTTTGAAAATAAGTTAAAATATCCATTATTTGATAAAATTATTAGGGCATTTAAAATCAATGGTAAAAAGGTAGAGTTAGGTAGAACCTCTCATAACAAAACATACAATGATCTAATTACATGCGCTAAATTACCAGTAAATACACAAATTTGTTTTGTAGATGATACTTATTATCCTAGTATGGATGTATCAAATGTAGTTTATGTAAAAGTAAAACAACCTTATATATATGATTTATCAAATGAAATAATTATGAAACGTTTGAAAATAAAAGATAAAGATGCGCTGTTATTTACATATATTGAAAAAGATAAAAGAGAATTTGAATTAGATAAAATTGTTAGTAAAAAGATAATGCTATGTATACAGAATTTTTTAACTAAAGATATATAAATGGTATATGTTCCAAATTCTGGAGATTATAGAGATACTATTGGATTTAATAATTTATTAGAAGGACAAGAGTCAAAGAAAATAAGCATATTTGATGTACCTAAAGGATATGTTAGTCCCACAAGAAAAACTAGAAGACTCTCTAGAAGACCATCTAGACGTTCTTCTTTCCGGAAAGAAATGGTAAAATATGTAAATAGATCTAGTCGTGCAAGAAAATCAAGTAAACAATTAAAACAAGAAATTATGCAAATACAACGGCGACATAATATTATACCCGCAATATCTAGAAAATCAATAAAACAAGCAGTAGCGCCAGTAAAACCAGTAACAGCGCCAGTACCTACAAAACTAGTAGTACCAGTATCAGCAAATAAAAATAGACAACATAATTTATTGCAATTATTACACCATGGTTTTTTCCATATTATAAAAAATGCAGGAGGTGGAGATTGTTTTTTTCATTCAGTAAGTCAAGCACTTAAATATCAAAATAAATATTTACAATATGTACAAATAGGACTTCGGAGAATAATTGCAACTGCAACTACCGTACAAATGTTTAAAGAATATGATATTCAACAATGGCAATTATTTATAGCAAATGACCCGAGAGGAATTACATATATCAAACAATTATATGGAAATAATTATAATAAAAATATAGTTAAAGAAATCAGGATTGAATTAAATAAACCAGACAAAATACAAGATAATATAAAAATAAATAAGTTAATAGAATCTTTACATGATACTCAAAGATTTCCTGCATTTTATGATTATTTATTATCATCTAATTATTGGGCAGATACATTTGCAATTAATATGTTACGTCAATTATTAAATACGCAATTTATTATATTTGATTCAAATAAAAATGAAGTCAACTGCATATTAAATTTTGATGATAAAAAACATAAATATGATGGATATATTTTAATTTGGTGGACTAGTCCAACACATTATGAATTAATTGAATATGCTGATCCAAAAGATAAAAAACGTGGTAGAGAAGGTTATTTTACATTTGATTCATTACCAATGATTATTAAACAATTAATAAATCAAGCAGCTATTAAAGAACCATATTGTAATAATGATATAAGATTTCCTTTAACTAACTAACTAACTAACTAATCCTTAATATTTAAATATTTTTTAATAATAACACCTATTGTTCCGCTCATTAGCAAAAATGTACCTGCAGTAAATGCAATTTTTTTGTCTAATTCAGAAAATTCCTTTTTATTTCTAAATGGATTAAAACGATACATTAAAAATAAACTCACATATATTTGTATATAACTATGAATAACAGTAACATATGGTGCAGTATTTGTTTTTGATAATCCTAATAAACTAACAATATATAATATATATGTAATAACAGTTATTACAATGAATGCATTCATTTGAAATTTTTGAGAAATCATTCTTCTTATATTTATAAGTTATTTTATTGTTATTATTTCTTTAGTAATATTATGTGTAGTAATTTAGAAACAAATATGCAAATTATCGATACTAGTAATGAAAGAATATTTAATAGAAATTTATCATCACAACCATTACAACCTTACTTGAGTGTTCGACCAGTAATGACTAAATATTCTATAATGCCAATTGTTGATCCAAGAGCACCAATTAGTGTTCCGTTGATTCAACAACCTACATATAATTCACACAATGTATTTAATCCAGGAAATACAGTAAGTCCGTGGTCAGGTTTTGCAACAAATATAAATTTAGAATCTGAATTAAGAAATCAAGTATATGCTTTACAAAAATGCAGTCAATCAGTTTATGTGCCTTCATCTAATAGTGATTTATACCATTTTCAATTTAAGTCAAAAGAACATTCTCAAGTTCAACAACCATTTCCTAATTTATTTAAAAAAGAATTATATAGTGATTTTAATCCAAATAATGAGCAAATTGCTAAAGGTGCTTTTTATAATCATACACGACAACAATTAAAAGGTTTATCGGAAAATAATTGTGATTAATTTAATGGTAGTATTTATGGAGCAATTCCGCTTGTGGTCGGTAGAAGAACAATTGGAGCAACCTGAACAAAGCAACAAGGAATCAAATATGAAAGTAAGTTTAGACCCAGTAATAGATCAACAATCAATAAAAATAATAACTAAAGAGTTACTTTATTCAGATGAAGAAGAAGAGGAAGGTGAAGAGGAAGTTGAAGAAATTAAACCAGAATCTATATCATTTGTAAAGAGAGAACATATAACTGATCCAACTGCTGAAATTACTTTAGAATGTTTAATGAATAAATCAACATATTTAAAATATATGAAAAATCAAAATATAGAAGAGAATAAAACTAAAACAAATTTAAAAGATCGCAAATTTTATAAAAAAAGAATATATGATTTAACAAAACAATTAATGCATAATGAACCTAGTCCTTCAACTGAAATATCAAAAACTTTTGAAAATTATATTAATAGTTGTATAAGACATTTTCAAATATTAGATAAAACTGATATTTTACAAGAAGATTATGCTAATATTACTCAACTGAATTTAACAAATACTAAAATAGAATCAATTGAAGAAGCGAATAAATCAATGATGCGTTTTGTAAAAATGTATGAACCAAACTCTTTGGAAAAAATAGTAAAAAGAACTGTTACAAAAATGGCAGCACCTGATCCAGTTTTACCAAAACAAAAAAATATTAATTTAAAAGATCCAATTTTAAGAAATAAAGGTATTTGTAAAAAGAATAATATATCTAATAAATATGAAGACAAGACGGATACAATACCGCCAAAATAAAAAGAACACAAAAAGAAAAAGAAAAATAAGAACAGGAGGTGGTAAAAAAAAGGTTAAAAAAAGTAGTAAGCAAAAACAAAGTAACCCAACTGAAATATCATTTAAAAATTTACAATGTAGTCCAAATCCAGAAAAAAAGAAGGATTATACTTGTTTAGATGATCCAACATTATTAAAATTAAAAGATTTATGGAATGCTCGGCATCCAGATGTTAAAATTGAAAGTAAAGTTCCGAAAGAAATCTGGATTCAATTAAAAGAATATTTAAAAAGTATTTGCAATAAAGAGTCGTGTTGGTTAAAACAAAATTTTGTTGAAGGAAAATTAGATACAGAATTGCGTGATTCTTTTGCTCCAAAATCTCCAGCAGATTGGAAAAAGAATCCAAATGAATGGTTATCTAGTGTTGATATTTTAGATGTAATGAAACAATACGAAAAAGCATATAAATGTTTTGAATTTATGGGACCATCACCTATTGATTTTGATACAAAAATGATGGGAGATCAATGTGTTTGGGAAGAATTATGTAAATTTAATTTGCAAGAGCAGATTGACTCGAATAAAACTAAAATAGGAATCATTTTTAATACAGATAAGCATACTGGAGGTGGAAAGCATTGGTTTAGTCTTTTTATAAATATTAAAAAGGGAGAAATATTCTTTTATGATTCTGCTGGAGATATGCCGGGTAAAGAAATTCAAGCATTTATTGATAGAGTAATAGAACAAGGAAAAAAATTAAATCAGTCAATTGTTTTTAAAATGGATAGTAATTATCCAGTAGAACATCAAATGGGAACAACTGAATGTGGAGTATATTCACTTTATTTTATAGTACACATGTTAGAAGATAAATTAACAGGGCATTATTTAAAAACTCATAAAATAAAAGATAAATATATGCAACAGTTTCGCAAAGTATATTTTAATGAAGATTTATAACTTTATTAATATTGGGTTTAAACATATATTACTAACTAATAATATATGTTTTTGACAAAAGGCAATGTGGAAACAATATGGGATGTATTACAAGATGAAAAACTACCTAATATGAATCAACAAGTTTTTATTAATAATATAAAATTATTTGGTGAAAAAGAGAGAAATTCTGGTCAAACCCTTTATCAAATGAATACAAAATTTATAATGCAATTTAAAGATTTTATGGAGAAACAACATTTACAGCAAAAGGTGCTTAAGCAACAACAACAACAACAACAACAACAACAACAATATCAACAACATCATCAAAATAATAATAAGCAATCTGATGGACCTATTAGATTAAATATTCAAGATAGCGAATCAAATTATTCCATTACAGCAGAAGAATTGCACGCTGAACGTATTGGTGAGTTTGAAAAACAATTATCACAAAAACAAAATGAATTTAGTAGTTTAATGATACAAGAAAAACCAGCAGATCTTAATTTTAGTGATGTAAAAGATAGCCCAATTGGATCAGAAATGGAACAACTTATTGCCAATACTATGAAACAAAGGAATTTTGATATTGAACAAATACATAGTCAAAATACAAGCACCCCTACATCTACCAGTTGGTTATCTAGTAAAGATACCTCTTTAAAAACTGAAAAGAATATTGACAAATCAAATAATGAGAATAAACATATTTCATGGTCTAATGAATTAACTAGTGAAGAACCGCGTATAGAAAGTATTTTTTCAAAATTAAAACAAGTAAAAAATGTAACAGAAGTAAAAGAAAATGAATTAAAGGAAACTGAAGTAAAGGAAAATGAATTAAAAGAAATAAATGATAAATTAGATAAAATAATTAAACATTTCAATATATTATAAGTATGTGTGAGTTCAAAATAGGAGATAAGATATACAAAAAGGGAGAGAAACCTGTAAAATATACTATCCAGAAAATAGAAGAAATTATTGGTGGTAATTGGCACGATGGATTTGCTACTGAACATATGGCAGAATTAGATGATGGTACATTTTTTAAATTATGTTATACTTCACACATGAATCAAATATTTATGGTTTATGCTTTGAAAGTAGTTTAAGCAGTAGAAGAAGCATTAGAAGAATAAGTATTTAATTTATCTATTATCCAATCTAAACATTTTTTATGATAACTTGAAATATTTATTTTGTTATCATAAGTGAATTTCTCTCTTTTTACAAAAATAGGAATATAAATAGGTGAATTAATTTTATCATCTATTTTGTAATGTATATTAGATCCACTTGATTTATTTTTTCTAGTATTTTTACTCCGTTTATTAGAATTGCTCCGCTTAGAATTGCTCCGCTTAGAATTGCTCCGCTTAGTCCAACACTTACAACCAGTTTTTGTTTTATATAAATAATGCAAAGAGAGATGACCTCCATTAAAAAATACATAAATATTACCACATTTTTTATCAATAATAATCTTTTTAGACCCTTTAAATAAAGTAGGTGCAACCTGCATTAATCTAGACCAATTATGTATTTTTTTATAATTTGATTTCTCTCTTTTTTTCCTAGATAAAAAACAATTTAAAACATTAATATTCTTTTTATTAGATCGTGTTTGATTTTTATTTGCAAGTATCATTGCCATATATTTACTTTATATAATCTACTTTTTTAGTTTTCAAATTCAATGTACCAATTAAAGTTGGTTCTAGACCAGGGGTTCTTAA